ATGCGCCCGTCGGGACTGGGTAGCCGCCCGGGTAGTTGTTGGGATCGTCGGGAGGCCTCGTGTCGGCGAGATTCGGGTCCGCTGGCGGATCGATGAAGTCGAGCGAGAGCGCGATGCTGAGAAGATCGTCGGGAAATTCGCGATCGATGCAGTCGGCATAGCGGAGCGACATGTGCATGATCGCTGTCGCGGTGCGGAGCTCGCCCTGCACGTCGAGGTCGATCGTCGTCTCAATCGAATTGACGATGGGCGCCAGCTTGCGCCAGTCGTTGTTCGCCATCAGCGCCTGCTCGGCCAGCGCACAGAGAATGTCGAGACGATCCGCGACGGCCGGGTCGGCTCCGGCCTCGACGATGATCTGCACCGTCAGCGTCATGTCGCCGTCAAACCAGCCGATATCCTGCGTGGTGCTCTGATTGGTGCGGGTATCGGCGTCGTTGTAGATGCGCACGGCGGGCAGCAGGTCGCGACGAAGCGGCGGGTTGCGCGCGTTGAACACGTTGCCCTTGAACGGCGCCAACGCCACCAGGACGCTAGCCGTCTGCGCCCTGATCCTCGCCCGGGTAGGAAGGCTCACGCACCGCTCCCTTGATGAGCCGATAGCCAAGCTCGCCGATGTCGTCCGCGTTGAGTTGCACGATCTCGAACCACTCGTTGCGGATCAGCAGGTAGTCGCCCTGGCCTGGCTTGCGGTCCGCCGACGGCACGTCGCGCGTGTCGCAGTAAAACCAGGACGTTGTCGTGTTGAGCCCGTCATGGACGCCGAGAGGGACATCGACCGGATCGGTGCGAAAGCGCCCTTGGATGGGCACCAGTTCGCCGGTATCCGGTCGCTGCCACGTCGCGGTCAGGCCGAACGCATCGCGGAGCGCCGGCAGCAGCCCATCCATGTCTGACAGCGGCATTAGGTGCCCGCGACCGCTTTCGCCGTGATCAATGTCCGTGGTCGCGTGCAGAGCGGCAGGACGTTCATCTGCGTCTCGATCATGACGCCTTTGTCGAAGTCCATGATTTCCTGCTTGGCATAGCGCGGCAGCGCCAGCGTGTTGACGGTCTCGATGTAGTCCGCTGGCGCATAGGCTTCGACGAACAGGTCGGGCACGCCGATCGGGAAGAAGTGCGCCTCGTCGTCGGCAACGAACGCGAGATTGCCGACGCCGCCCATGTACTCGAGGAAGCGGATCCCGCCGTAGACGAAGGCCGAGCCATAGGTGCTGTCGCGCAGGCTCGCGGCCTGTGGCGTGTTGAGAAAGGTCTGCCGCGTTTCGGGCGATGTCGCTACGGCGTCGAAGAACGTCGCGCCGCAGATGCCGACAACGCCAGAGAAGCCCTGGCCGCCGAGTTCGGTCGCGATCGCGCGCTGGACGCTCAGGCAGAGTGCGCGGATCGGGCCGCCCCAGGCGTCGGCTTCAGTGATCGGTGGTGTGAGGATGATCGGCCAGTTCTGGACAGGCTGCGCTGACACGCCGAACGCGCTGAACAAGTCGATGGACGATTTGGGCGCGCCAGTCTCGCGATCGACCGCGGTGATGATGGTGCCCTTGATCGCGCCGAGCCGCAGCCATTCCTGCGTGACATCTTCCTTGCGGCCCATGCTGGCGACACGAGCGCCGATGACCTGGTTGATGGCTTCGAGTTGATTGTCGGTGCCGAAGGCGCGCACGCCGAGAATGGAGTCGGCCATGACGGTGTCGCGCAGCGGGAAGTGCGGCACGATGAACGGCACCAGTTCGCGCCCGCCTTCGACGTTGATGTCGGCCGGCGCGCCTCGTGGTTGAGCCGGGATCAGCGCGAGCGTGTTGTCGTTCGCCTCGATGAGCACGACCGTTGTGGCGAGCGGATTCGGCGTGAACAGATTCAGTCCGCCGATCAGGCCCGGCATGTACGGCAGTTTGTTGATCGCGGCGGTCAGCGAGAAAACGCTGAACAGAGGATTGGTAAGCAGCTGTGCGAGGTTCATCGCTCTGTTCCTTAACCGGTTGCGCCTGAGACGGTCGACGCGCCCCCGCCAGGTGTCGGCGCATCAGTCTGCCCCGCGCCTTGGCTGGGCGCGTTAGGCGGTGTGGGCGGTGGGTCGGTGGGCAGTACTGGCGTCACGCGGCCATCGCTGAGCGTGCGCGCCTCGCCGTCGTAGATGTAGGTTTCGGCGCCGCCCCCGGTCGTATCTCCGCCTCCGCCGGTCGTATCTTCGCCGCCCACGCCACCGCTGACGCTCGGCAGCGCGGTGAGCCCTTTCGGACCGAAGATCGAATTGGCGAGTGCGGGATCGGTCGCGTTCGGCGTCGCGAAAGTGCCGCCTGGACCGGTCAGGACACCCTCGCGCACGATGATGTGGCTCTTTGCGAGCGCAGTAGTCACATCGGCGAGGACCATTGTGCCGCGCACGAGGTAGGCGTCGTTGACCTCGCAGTCGCGCTCGAGCGTCGGTGCATCGACCGGACCTGCGGTCGGGTCGGCCCAGTAGAGCAGGATGCCGTCGACCGCTGTCCCTACCGTGGCCGGCGCGCCGCCGGTGAGCAGCGTGCCGGGCGGCAGGATTTGATTGCCCTGTGTGAGCGTGCGCTTGCCGCGCGAGCGCTGGCCCTGAGCCTCGGAAACCAGCATGCCGAGATCGCGGGCTGTCGGGATTGGAATGGGAGGCATCGCTGTTTCCTTTCAAGCAGCGGGTCCGGGGATCAGGCACCCTTGCCGTAGATTCGCCCGTAGGCATCGCCCATCGTGACGTGTTCGCCGGTTGCCTGGCGCACCTGCGAGGGGTCGATCGGCATGATCGGATCGGCCCTTGGACGCTCGGCCTGCATGTTCAGCAGCCGCTGGCGAACTTGGTCGATCGAGAGGTTGGCGCGCATGATCTCTGCGGCCTTGTCGGGAAAGCCCGCGAGCGCGCAAAGCTCGGCAATCTCCACGCTATCACTGCGCGTTTGCTGGACCGCGGCGAGGCGAATGACCTCGGCGCTCTGTTGCATCGGCTCTTGTGTGGTTTGCGCGGGAGGCGTGGGCTGTTGTGTGGTTTGCGCGGGAAGCGTCGCGGGCTCGGTCATGTTTTCTGTCGTCTCGGACATAGCGGACGTCCTTGCTGCTGCTTTTGAGGATGGGGCGACGCGCGATGCCAGCGCGGCATGCGCCTCGTCGAAGGTGCCGACCTGATCGGCGAGCCCGGCGTAGATCGCGTCCTCGCCGAAGTACAGGCCGGCCTCGGTGGCGCGGACCTGTTCGGGTGGCATGCCGCGATGCTGGGCGACGGTGCCGACGAACATGTCCTGCATCCGATCGACCTCGGACTGGATGCGGCTTCGCGCGTCGGGCGAGAGTGGCGCATGACGCGAGGCGTCGATCTTGTGTGCGCCGGCATAGATGTAATTGAATTTGAACCCCTGAGCGGCGTCGAACTGGCTTTGGTCGGTGTGCATCGCCAGCGTGCCGATCGAGCCGACGCCGCCGGTGCGCGTGGTCCAGACCCGATCGGCGGCGGACGCGAGCGCGTAGCCGGCCGACATTGCTTCGTCGTTGGCGATGGCCCAGACCGGCTTTGTCTGCGAGGCGGCGCGAATGTCGCGGGCGAGGTCCATAACCATGCCGGCCTCGCCGCCGGGCGTGTCGGTGTCGAGCAGGATCGCGCGGACGCGGCTGTCGCTGATCGCGGCACGCAGCGAGTTGCTGATCTGCTGATAGGACTGCAAAGGCGAGGAATCGGTATCCATCTGGCCGGCGCGTCGCACCAGCACGCCGTGGATCGGCAGCGTCGCGACGCCGCTTTTGATGGTGTAGCCGCTGGCGCGTTGCGGCTTGTCGTCGCCGCCATCGCCGCCGCCGCCTTCGTCGTAGCGATTGAACAGCCCGGGCAGCGCGACCATGAAGGTGTCGAGTTTTTCGGTGGTGACCATGAGCGGCGTGTTGAACACGCGCGTCAGCAGAAACGGCAGTTGGCGGATCATGCGGCCTGCTCCTGACCTTGCGGGCCGGTGCGCTGATCGGTTGCGCCCTCGGCCGGTTCATCTGGCATGTGCGCCGGCATGGTCGATGCAATTTTGGTGACCGGGGTGAAGTCGAGCCCGAGTTTCTTTTCGCGCGCATGATCGGCGGCGATGCGTGCGTCCACTTCCTCGGGGTCGTAGCCCTCGGCCTCGATGACGTCGCTGCGCGATTTGAATCCGTTCTGCACCGCGAGCGCCTCGGCCTGGCGGTCCTTCAGCGGGTCGACCCACGGCATTTTCGGCGTGATCGCCTTGATGCGCATGTAGTTGGCCTTGCGTTGCGCGAAGCCCGCCGCGGTGATCGGCACGACGCCGGCGATGACAGCGAGCGGCATCCATGCGGCATATATTGGCCGGATGAATTGATAGATCAGGACTGAGTGCTGGAACGCCTCGACCTCGGCGCGGAACGCCAGCAGGCCAGCGCGCGATGACGCATAGGTCGCTTTGCTGAGATCGGCCGAAAGCTCGGCGTACGGCACACCAGCAGCAGCTGAGATTTGCAGCAGCGTGCGATACTGGAAACCTTCGTAGTTCGGTCCGACATCGGCCGGCTCGGAGAACCGCACATCCTCGCCGTCGGCCAGTTCCATGAACGCGCCAGGTCCGTAGTATGCCGGCAGCGTTGGCGCATACGGGTCCTGGTCGTAGACGACATTCGGATTTGACGTGTCGGGCCGGGGCTTGGTGACGAACGTCGCGAACCGTGCGGCCTGCTTCTTCCGTTCGAGCTCGGCGTCATCGTAGACGTCCATCACGAACATCTTGACCATGGCGGCGGCGTAGCTGCTGAGACCTCTGATCTGGCCGGCTTCGACCGGATCGTAAACATGCAGGATTTCACTCGCGTCTACGCGCACCAGCATGTTGGCCGCGAGCGCGTAGCGCCAGCCGATCGTCGGGTCGGTGGGATCGCTGCGCCAGAACCAATAGGCGACGCGCTTGTTGGTGCCGTCGAACTCGATGCCGAGGCGGACGGTGTTGCCGTTGGGGGCCTCGAACATCCGCCACAGCGGCAGTTGCTCGGACGGGAGGATCTGCGCCTGAAGCGGCACGCTGAGGCCTTCGTCGGGGGCCGGTGTGTGAAGCCGCACGAAACACTCACCGGCGAGGAACACTTCGCG